TTAGCAGCAGGGGTGGGCAAGGCTGAGGTTAGGGGAAGATAGGGGTGTAGAATGGACGCAAGCGCCCATTTCCACCCCAACAGTGTAATTTATACACCGTCTAGGCTGGCGTACGCGCATGGCAACGAGCAAGACCGGCAGTTTTTGGCTGACGGAGACAGTGACGATCCCGAGCGCAACAGCGTCCGGGGGAAGACTACAGGGAACGATCGACACCGGAAGTTACGTCGATGTCGCTGATTCCCACGCGTTGGCGATCGAGCAAGTGGACTTCATCCTCCAAGTGGGGGACGATTTCTCGGGGGCCATCTCTCAAGTGGCTGCTGCCGACGTCGGTCTGAATGCTCAGTTGATGGACTTGAACCCCGGAACTGCCTTCGTCCAAGCTGATGACAACACTCTGATCGCTTCAGGGCACATCGATGTCGACCAAGGAAACAACTCGTCGACGACCTCGCAGGACTTCTTCCCCGATAACTTCGGCAAGTTGGATGAATCGAGACTTGTAGTGAACGATCAACTCTACTTCGTTGTGGGAATCGATGCTGCTGCGGCTGCAACCAACCTCTACTACACTGCTCGCATCAAGGCTCGCATAGTCAAACTCTCAACCAAAGACTGGATGGCAATAGCGATCCAGAGCACAGCAGCTGACAACTGAAGGAGTTCCTAGCATGGAACTTTCCGATTCAGCAGCGAGGGCCCTCTGCACAGTAGCAGAGAGAGCGATGGTAGCCAGGGGAGTCGACCCCATGATCGCAGCTGCTTTCGCTGAGAGAGCCTGTCGCCCTCTGGTAAGCAAGGGTATTCGACGAGGTACTCGAGCAGGGAAGAAGGCAGTGAAGAAGGGAGTCAAGAAAGGGAAGAAGATGACGAGGAAGACTCAACTCGCCATCAACAGGGGAAGGAAGCGATCAGGACTCAAGCCTATCAAGTGGAAGAAGAAGGGAGCATGATGGCGGAACCGAAGGCTCACCAACTCTACAAGCAGGTAGATGGCTCACAAGTAGAGTATCGTGAATCGCCTCCTTTCTCAAGTGCAACCAATGGATGGGAAGTAATCTCTTCAGATGCTAATGCGTTGATATTAGTCTTCAGGTCTTATATCGATCTCGCAGGCTGGACTAGGCAAGATCTGACCACCTTCACTCAGGGAGTGGACATCCAGAAACAAGGACTACCCCTTGCCGCAATAACAAATCAACAGATGGACCGCGTCCATGAATATGATTTTCTCACAACAAGAATACTTACTGATGCTGAACTGACGTATACCGGTGGCTTCAGTCTCCCCGGCTTCGCGAGCAGCACCTGTGACCTGATGGAGGTGGTCTATGGAGAAAGAATGGCTTATGCTTCAAATACGCAAATACAGCCAGTGCATCAATATATTCAAGTCGGAGGTGAGACATTCGGATCTGGTAATCCTACCGCTATGGATAAACTCCACTGGACTAGACTGTATGTCATCCACTATCCCTTTGAGTCTGACGGCATCATACTACAGCCAGCCAATCTAGTTGTTCAAGCAATGACGCTGAAAGAAAAAGACCTCGTCTGGATGGAGCGCCTACGCAGGTCTTACGTCCTGCAAGGTGAGGTTTGATGGGGAAGAAGAAGAAGAAGGAAGAATTCGACCCATCTCTAATAATGGGTTATGTGCCCGGTTCAATCCCAATTGTTAATCCAGTTAGATTTGATTGGTTAAAACCACCTCCCCCGTTCAACATTGACATACCCACACCCGGCACATCATTCATTGATAATTATTTGATGTATTTTTTCCTACCTTCACCCTTAGAGCAACTCGGCACCTTATTCGATCCCGCTGCTATTCAGGAACCACCACATCGATATTTACAGAATCCTTCTTTACTTATCTTTGATATCCACGCAGATGCACGGGAACTACAATCGATGTGGAAGCCAGGCCCGTGGCGTGTGATAGGGTGGGATAGTTCCTTACCACCCGGCGCAAGCCAACCGGGATTAACTGAAGGCAAATACATCTCGCCCGCTTCACAATAGTCTACGACTATCGTGTGTATTCGTTCAGGGATTGCTGTGCTCTGGGTACGCGTACTGTGTTTCCGCACTCTGGGCAATACCAAGTGCGCCGCTCCAGGCTGAAGACCATCTGTCCGTTGCAAGCTGCAAGCTTCACGAAGTCCCACTCTCGACAGATAGTCATTCAATCACCACACATAGACTTGGAGCGCTCCAAGTCTTCCACTATTATTCCATCCACATTCCATACAGATTAGTTTCACGCATTCGCCATCGAAGAATCCTACGGGGTCATTCACCAACTCTCCGCAGACTTCGCAGTGGGGATGACAATATCCATCAGGCCACTTCATTCAATCAGCCTCCGGGAATTCCAGTCGTGCAATCGTCGATTTCTGGGCCTCTATCATGGCCGTTAGAGCAATGATAGCTTCTTTGGGTGTAGTATAACCCATATCATCCAACAATCCGCCTCCTTTCAACTTCATGTTGAGGTCTCTGGTGGCAATCAACGCACTCAATACTCTGCTTCTGGACCCTCTCGGGATCTGTTTGTACGCGTTCCACGCTTGGTCCGTCAGGTTCAAACTCACTACTGGCATGGAATGGCGACTACTACATTAGTTATTAATCCTATGAAAGGCCGATGCGCACAGGGACAGATTAAGTATCGAATGGCCTCCTTGCGCTAACGCTATGGTGCTGCGTAGACCCTTAGCAGCAGGGGTGGGCAAGGCTGAGGTTAGGGGAAGATAGGGGTGTAGAATGGACGCAAGCGCCCATTTCCACCCCAACAGTGTAATTTATACACCGTCTAGGCTGGCGTACGCGCATGGCAACGAGCAAGACCGGCAGTTT